AATAAAAAAATTTACAAAAAAAAAACAAGAAAATTACATCAAAAAGGACGTGGTTTATATTCCAATAAAGAGACTGTTCACCATAAAAAACATAATCATACATTAAAAAACCATGACGTTAAATTAAATAAAATTAATTGTAGTCCAAAGGATAAGAAAGAAATAAAAGATTTTACCTGTTATACGGAGACTTCATTATTCAAATTAAGAGATAGATGGAATTTACGTCACCCAGATGAAAAAATAACAAGTAATGATAGTAAAGAAATACACAGGCTGCTTTCAAATTATTTGAGTAATGTATGTAATAAAGAATCATGTTGGTTAAAACAAAAAGATGAATTTGGTAACTTAGATGAAAATTTTAAAGACTCTTTTGCACCAGAATATCCACGTGAATGGAAAAAAAATCCGAATGAATGGTTATCCAGTATTGATATTATAAAAGTGATGAAACAATATGAAAAAGCGTATAAATGTTTTGATTTTATTGGACCATCGCCAATAGATTTTGACAAGAAAAAAATTTATGGTGAATGTGTTTGGGAAGAACTATGTAATTTTAATCTGAAACAACAAATAAAAGAAGGTAAAACCAAAATTGGTATTATTTTTAACACAGATACACATGATAAACCAGGTAAACATTGGATTTCTATGTTTATTAATATTAAAAAAGGAAAGATCTTTTTCTTTGACAGCGTAGGTAGAAGTGCACCAGACGAAATAAAAAATTTTGTAGAAAGACTTAAATTACAAGGTAAAGATTATACACCTAAAATTAATTTTACTTATGATGAAAATCATCCAGTAGAACATCAATATGGAAATACAGAATGTGGAATTTACAGTATATTTTTTATTGCTCATATGTTGGAAGATAAATTAACAGAGCATTATTTAAAAACTCATATATTAAAGGATAAATACATGGAAAATTTCAGAAAAATATATTTTAATGAACAACTATAAATAATTAATGGATAAAATATTAAAGTATAATTTATTATATTATATATAATACAATATAATAATGTCAATGAAAAAATTTTTAGAAAAAGAAAATATACGCTTATTATGGGACGTGTTAATAGATGAATCGTTAATTAAACAATTATGTAATACTGAATTAAAACTAAATAATCTTTTACAGATTTTTGAATCTAATATTAATGATTTTTATTTAAAAGAAGTTGATAATTGTAAATCTTTGATAGAATTAAATAAAAAATATATATTATTAATGATAAATTATGTTATAAAAGTTACTACACCAAACAATAATAATACTACAAATATAAATAATATACCACAACAAACTCAATATAAAAAAATTAAAATACATCCAGAAGAACCAATAAAACAATCTATTACATATGAAGATATACATAATGATAGAATCAGTCTTTTTGAAAAAGAACTCACCAAAAAACAAGAAGAGTTTACTAATGCTATGAAATTACCAGTACCACCTACCCCAAATTTTAGTGATAGAATAGATGAACCTATCAGTGAATTAGAATTAGAAATAAAAAGAATAAAGGACCAGCGTAATTATGATATTGAATTGATTAATAACACGAATAAAAACAGTTCTTCTAGCTTAGACGAAAACTGGTTAAAACCACAAGATACTTCTATTAAAAATGAAAAAATCAATATTAATAAACATATATATTGGGAAGATGAACAAATTATACAAGAAAAAGAGATTTATGAAGAAGACGAGTCTGATATTTTTAAAAAACTAAAGGTTGTAACTGTTAATAATGATACAAATGATAAGAATGAAAATAAAAATCAAAATTATCATTACCAATTTCAAATTGATGAAATTAAAAATGACATCTCCAAAATGAATGAAAAGTTGGATTTGATTTTAGAAAAATTAAAAAATTGAAATAATTTGTATAATAAAATAATAAATTATACAAATATTTACTACATACACAATTTAACTACATGAAAATACAAATGAAAATCTTTGTACTCTTTTTAATAATAGTAAATTTTGTAATAATAGCAAATGCAGCCAATTTAAATAATTTACGAATACGTAATGCATTATTACGCATTTATATTGCAAGCGATAAAACAAAGATATTACGCGAATATTACAAAAAAACATTATATAAAACAAGATCTCTTATTTTGGAAAAAAAAGAAAATATAGTTTCAAAAATATACGAAATTAATATGATTTACAATAACTTGACCGCTGAAGAAAAAGAAATCCTTGGATTTATTTTATCTTTATGTTACTAGTGGCTTAAAAATTTGTTGTCCCTTTTCATTTATTTCCAATGTGCCTATTTGAACCGGAATCATATCGGGATTTTCTAATGCTTGTAAATAAGATTTTTTATCGTAAATATTCAATAATTTTGGACTCATTCTTCTATAAACATATTCTGTTCCATTCAATGTAATTGGTTTTCCCTCCCATTCAATTTTTCTCTTGTTAACTTTAATAGTAACATCATTTTGTTGATTCGTATAATCTGGTACATAACTAAATTTTGTGTTTGTAGGATCACCAAAATTCATACATTTACCATTAGAATAAATATAGCAATCAAATGCGGATTCTTTTATTGCGTCGGTTAACTGTAATGTTAAATTAGCTTTAATTTCAGAAATTTCATATAACAATTGATCACTAGTAACAGGAACCTTAGGATCACCCTTGGATAAATCCTTTCTTTTTAATTCAATTGCATGATCTGATTTCAATTGTTCCTCAGATAAAACCATCAAATATACAAATACTTCTACTGTTTGTAATGCACGAGGTAAATTTTTATGACTACAAATACGTCTTGCACGTCCAATTACTTGTTCCATTCTTACAGGATGCCAATAAGGCTCCATGATATGTACATACCTGGTATTTCTAAGATTAATACCCTCTGATCCTGAAGAAGTAATCATTAAAACTTTGATAATTTCACCCATATTATTGTTATGCGCAATTTTTTTTAGATCCGCAGATAAATTAGTAGGAATATAATCCCATTCACCATTGTAAATTCTACGTATAATTTCTTTTTCTTCCACGGTTTCTGTACCAGTATATAAGGCATAAGTTGGTTTACCCATATCAGCTTCAGGAATATCTATTTCCCATATATCAGAAGCATTCTTTTTAATTTTAAACCGAGCAAAACCATTTTTTTCTAAAACAAGAGTAAACAACCCAATACCTTCTAGAGTTCTAAATTGACTGTATACTAAATGTAAACCAATGTATTCTGGGTCTTTAATATTATCCAAAATATGTAAAAATTTCGGACTAAAACGTGCTAATGCTTCTGGTGTTAAATAATCATTGGAATTGTCCTTAATGTCCTTTATAGCCGCATCAATTCGTTCTTTATAACTAATGCCGCCTATTTTGTCCAATATTTGATCCCCTTCTTCTTCCCCTTCATTTTCATCATTAACATCTACATTTACTTCCTCTTTGCGCGCATCTTTTAATAACTTCGTGATATCTGTTTCTGCAGGCTGTTCTATTTCACGATCTTCACCACTTTCCTTTACCTCTTCGGCCTTCTTTTTTTTACTCATTGGAAGAGGTCTATCATTCATAACAAAATTACAATACAATCTAGAAAAAATTCTATATGTAGAAGTAGCTTCTTTATATAATTCATCCAATTTCTGTGGTTTTTTTGATGCTTTCTCTAATTTTCTCTCTTCACGACGAGCCGATTCATAAATTTTAAATTGAAAATCACTCATAGGAATTTTAACAATATGATAATCAGCACCTAGTGTTTTATTGAAAGTTGGAAGCAAACTTTCTTGTGCACTTTTGAAGTAAGAAGATAAACCAATAATTCGTCGTTTTAGTGCATCTACATTTTTCAATTTTTTTGTAACACTATCAATATATTGATTCTCAAATAAATCAAAATCATCAGGCAATGCCTTTTGATTTTTAATCTTAATACCTTGTGGTATTACTTCAACATCGTTCTTTTTCAATATATTAATAATTTTTCTCTCAAAATCATCGTCACTAATAAATTCACTATCCAAAATGTTACTTCCAGAATCATCTCTTTTCACATTGGAAATGCCTTTATATCCACTAGATTCTTTTATTTTATTTTTAAACCCAAAAGGGTTTCGTGTAATGGTTAGAATTTTACTGGATGGCGAATAATCTAAAAAATCCAAGGTTTTCTCTCCTATCAACATTTCTTGAAGTGAATTTCTATCAACTTTTTTAGTGGTTTTAATATTCAATGTAAAATTCCATGTTTTTATGTAACCTCGTAAAATATTAAAAAGTATTCCAAATTCATTTGGATAATTAATAATGGGTGTACCAGTCAATAATACAATGCGTGCATTTTTTGCAGTCATTAAGTACTCGTATAGTTTTACGGCAAGAAATTTAGGTGAATATTCTTTTTCACCCCGTTCATTTTCTGGAATCAGTTTTTCTTTTTTAATTTTATTCACAATTCTACTTATCAAATTATGAGCTTCATCAATAATTATTACTGCATTATCAAACAAATTTTTCGTAAACCCAGATGTAAGTTCTTCCAAACGTTTTAAACGTAAACCATTATAATTAATAAAAGTATATTTATTACGAATCATTTCATTAAGTTGATTATCCAACGATTTTTTTTCTAGTGAACTAAGATCTTCATAGTTAGATGGTTTAGTAATATTTACAAACCAAGCGCCTTGTTGTTTCCGTATATAATCTTGTGATAAATTTAAAACTGCTGATAAAGTACTCATTGCTTCTGGATTTGTTTTTATAGATACAAACTCCCAATATTGATTTTTTTTATATAAAGAATCACCACAATGTTTTAATTCTTCCATATAATTGGTTCTTAAAGAGGCTGGTAACATTATTATTATTTTTTTTGTGTCCTTCATACCCTCAGCAATTGCAATACTACTGCAAGTGTTATGAGTTACTGTGAAATCACCAATTAAATATCTACAATTACCGTCTAATGTAAAACCATAATAATCATCTTCACCTGCATATTCAACCGAAATTCCTGTAACAAGAACATCTTTTATTTGTTGTCTTATTGCAGATTTCTTTCTTGGAATAATTGTTGGAATATCCTCAATACCTTTACCATTTATATGAATTCTCCAAGAAGTTCCATAATTTTTTATTCCATTATAAGTCCAAGAAGTCTTCTTATTTGCTTTATAACATGAAAAACCTAGACTTCGAGCTAAATATATAACATCATCCATCAATTTCTCATTTTTTTGAGTGAATTCAAAACCTCCATTATTACATAAACAACCATCGCTATCTATTAATCCAGCCAATAATTTCAAACGTTTTTCTCTAGAATTACATTTGTAAATAATGGGAATGTGTTTGTTATTTATCAAATTTAAACCTTTTAATGTATTTAAAAAAATATTGTTATGATATTTACCATTACCACTTATATTATAAGTATATCCATATGAATAATTCAATGATAAATTATAAGTTGGAAGAGTTTTAGCAAAATAATATAAAACTGTTGAATCTTGACTTGTTAATGAAGCACCACTACTGGTACCATCACCTAACCAATAACCAATCATATATGGATCAATTGGTAATTCTTTTTCAGGAAAATCAATCGCAACTTTATAGCCTTTTAAAAACCCTTTTTTTTTATTTGACAAATGTAAATAATCTTTTACAGCAATCTCAAGTACATTATCATTTGTCTTGGGATTATTTTGTATATTTTTAAAAAATGCTTCAGCGAGAGTTCTCATTTCTTCTTTATTTTTATTATCGTTTGGTTTGAATGTAAATGTTTTGGAACAAAAAATATTATTTTCTAACCATTGAACATTAAAATTAGTATTTGATTTATGATTATTACATGATAATTTAGGAAATCCTGAAGCACGTAGACATAAAATATGTTCTTGATTTACAGTATATTTTTCACCTTTTACTGGAACAATGTCATACATTTTATCGCGACCTCTTGCTAAAGAAGTCACTGTTCTAGGCGTAGAATCATCTCCCATTAATAAATCTCCAACTTTAATATCTTCTATTAATTTTATTTCTCCATTTGACATTATAATTTGCGTGCCTTTTTTGTGACATTTCCCCGCACCTAAACCGTGGTATAGTAATAATCCACGATATGGTGTAAATAGATTCAAATAGTCCCTTACAATTTTTTGATGTGTTAAAAGAGAAAACCCTGCATCTTCTTTATTATCTTTACCGATTGTGTCACAAGAAATATTTGCATTCATTTTTTCTAGTTCTTTTTTGTATGGTTCAAATAAAGAGTTTATAAAATTTACAAAAATCTCACGATTGTTCATGTAATAACTAGAAACCTTTATGATAACAGGAGGTTCTTTCTTTGCTAATCTTTGAGATAAAGGTGTGTCGCCGATTTCTACTACATTTTCTGGTCCTAATACTGCAATACCTCTTTCTATTTTTTGAGTAGTACGTCCCCTTTTAGGCATTTTCGCAGGTTCTGGTTCATTTTTTTCAGTAATAACATCAGCCTTCTCTACACCAGGTAATTCTTCTGCGTTGATTTTTTCATTATCTTCGTCTTCTTCAATTATAAGAAGAGTTTTTTTTGCCATTTTTTTTACCTTTTTAGCAGGTACAGGTAAAGGCATTGGTTCAGGTGCAGGTATTGGTTCTATTTGTTTAGTTGCTTCCACATTTTCTAATAATGGTTTAACTCTAACTTTCGTTTTTTTATTTTCAGCCAATTTTAATAAAAAATCATTACGATTATAATGTTTATTATTTTCGTCTATGATTACCATTTTAGTTGCCTCTTTTTGTTCTTGTTGTTCTGGTATTTCACCTTCTTCTAGTGGTCTAATAGCGACTACAACAGGTTTTAATTCATTTAAAATTGGTTTAGACATTAATTTTTGTTTTATTTTTTCTAAAGGATTCATTTGTTAATGCTTATATAATTTAAATAGAATAAATTTATGCTTTTATATTTATTCTTCACCAATTTCACATAGTTCCATATTTCCATTATTTTCTTCAATAAAATTGATTGCCTCATTACAAGCAATTTGTTCGGCCTTTCGTTTGATTTTGTGTTGTCCTTCTCCCATAAATAAAAATATTTTACTATTTTCTGCAACGAAATCATGAATAGATTTATAGGTTTTAAAATAAGAAATATGAACAGAATCATTATGTGTTACACTGTGAATTGGTTGACCTAGACATAAATAAACACCCATTTTGTATCCTAATTCAGTATCGTGTTCAATTTCTAAATAATGTGGCGTTACTTTGAATTCCTTTTGTATTTTCACTTGAAGAATATTTTTATAATTATCATCATTGGTAATTAAGGATATCCAATCAATATGTTTTTCAAAGATATTTTCCACAAACTTTTGTGCCATTTGAAATCCTGGACCAGTTACAAACATACTTTGAAACCAACCATCCTGATCTTTCACTGTAATTTTATTAAAATCTAAGAATAGTGCTCCTAAAAATGACTCAAATAAACAACCCAATTTTTTTAAATTGGTCCGAATTTTTTTTTCCTCTGCGTGTTTAGATATAATTAACCATTTGTGTAAACCCATCTCTAATGCAATTTTTCCAATAGCTTCGTTTTTAACAATAGCTATTTTCTTTTCTGTCATAAATCCTTCATTTTCCTTGGGAAATCGTCTGTACAAATAATATTTTGTAACCAATTCTAAAATACCATCTCCTAAAAATTCAAGACGTTCATTGGATTTACTGCTTAATGGCATACAATCTGAAGGACGTTCTACAATAGTTATGTTTTGTGCAATATTTTCAAAATTAGGTCTCTTTGTATAAGATCTATGAACAAATGCGCGTTCATAAAGTGCCATATTATTTATTGTAGGAGGTATGCCATATTTAGAAAGAATTTGTTTTACTTCATCTATTGTGATCTTAATATTTAACGGATTAAATGGATTAAATATTAAGCCCTCTTCAGTTTTAATGATGTCATCGTCATGAGCTATTTTATTATCTGTCATTACGTTGTATATACTTCTGATCATGGCTTTAAGTGGGTTTGAGAATTATTTAAGCGCAATTAATATATTATTTTTTAGAAAATAGCTTAAATAAAATGGTTTGTAATATATATGGAGGACAATGAAAACTGGATAAAGATTGACGGTTTTGAAAATTATGAGGTTAGTAATTTAGGTAGAGTAAAGAATATAAAAACTGGTAGACTTTTGAAAAATTGTATATCAGGCGGATATGTTATAGTTGGAATGTCCAAAAATAGCAAAGTAAAAACATTTCCAATTCATAGACTTGTAGCATTAGCATTCATATCAAACCCTGAGAATAAACACCACGTTAATCATATTGATAAAAACCCATTGAATAATAATGTTACTAATCTTGAATGGAATACACCTTTAGAAAATAATTTACATAAATGCAAAGGATTAATTCAAACAACAAATCAAAATAAATCTGTTTACAGAATTGATAAAAATACAAATAACGTAATAGAAAAATATGACTCTATTGAAACTGCAGGTATATGGTTATATAATAATAATTTAGCAAAAAATGTTCATTCTGGTAGAACAAATGTAAGTAATGCAATAAGAGGAATATATAAATCATCATTTGGTTATAAATGGCGATTGGAAGAACAAATTTCTTATGAAAATGAGATATGGAAAGAAATTAAAATAGAAGGTTTTAAATGTGATAATTACTACATATCTAATTTAGGAAGATTCAAAAATAATAAGGGAATTATTATGAAATATTATAAACCACATCATAGTGGATATATTTATGTAAGAGTTAATAAACAAAAATTTTCTTTACATCGTCTGGTTGCTTTAATGTTCATTCCTAATATTGGAAATAAATGTTTTGTTAATCATATTGATGGTAATAAAACAAATAATTGTTTAGAAAATTTAGAATGGGTAACTTGTTCCGAAAATAATAAACACAATTATACTAACAATATCAAGAAAAAATATACTAGGCCAATTATACAATATGATTTAGAAATGAATGAACTTAATAAATTTAATTCAATAAAAGAGGCAGGAGATATTTTGAATATTTGTACAAGTGGAATAAAAGCCGTTTTATATAAGAAACAAAAAACTTCCAAAAATTTTATTTTCAAATATTTAGAGGAATAAAATATTTTTAACACACAACTATAATAAATAAAATATTTTTGTAGTATATAAAAATGGTACTGATGAATTCAAGTAAAAGCGCCAGGAATGCCGCTAGCATATGCAATAGAACGAACGTGTGCGGTGGAACTGCCAAAAAGGCCGGCATCGTTTCTCGTCAGGGGTTTTTCATGCAAAGTAATCCTACATTAAGAAGAGCCCCACAATCTCTTCCAACAAAATGTGTTCCAAATTTCACTATTCAAACACAAAAATACGGATACAGAGCCACTATTGGTGGTAATATGGGTTAAACATAGTATTAAATAAAAATACTATTTAGTAATAAAATAATTTAATAACAATTTATTAAACTATTTAATCATTGGAAATGTTTATTAAAATAGATTATCGTGAGAAGGAATTACAAGAAAAAATATTGTTTTACATCTCTAATATTCCTAGTTTTAAGAATCTAAAAGTTTTGACAGAAAATTTGCCTATTGGTGATATTATAATTTGTAATAACAATGAAGATATTTTAATAATAGAGCGAAAAACTGTTGCTGATTTATTATCCAGTATAAAGGATGGTCGCTATGAAGAACAATCCTTCCGCTTAAATGGTAATACTCTACACAATCATAACATTATGTATTTAATAGAGGGAGACATGAATAAAATGAATATGTTTAGAGAATCTAAATTTGAAAAACTCACATTATATTCTGCCATTTTCTCTCTCAATTATTACAAAGGATTCTCCGTGATAAGAACATTTAATTTAGATGAAACAGCTTTATTTATATGCAACTGTACAATGAAATTAATGAAGGGTCAAACTGTAGATAGAAAAGGTTTTTATTCTAATAAACCTATCTCAAAAAATAAAAGCGAAGAACCTATTGAAAACGAAGTTTGTAGTGATAATTTAATTGAAATTGAACATATTGAAGAAAACACTACATCAAATAGCAAAGAAGATAAAAATTATATAAGTGTTGTTAAAAAAACAAAAAAAGAAAATATTACAACAGATAATATTGATGAAATTATGTTATGTCAAATTCCAGGTATCAGTACAAATACAGCGATTCATATAATAGAAAAATTCAAAACTATTGTAAATTTAATAAAATCTTTAGAAGAAAATGCAAATTGTTTAAATGACATTTGCTATACAAATAATAAAGGTCAAACCAGGAAAATAACAAAAACTTCCATAACAAATTTAATAAAATTTTTATTAAAAAAATAATAATCTAAAATAGAATTATATGGACAAACAAATTCTTAATTTACTTTTAGTACTCTTCATTTGTTTTATTGCTTATTACATATTTAGAAATTTAAATTTTAAAGAAGGGTTAGAAAATAATACTCCGTCTGTTTCTAGTTCCAATGGTATTGCAGGCAGTGCAAAAAATTATGCTGCAAATATTAAATCTGTTACTATTAAAAATCTGGATGAATTATTAATTAGTAAATATAGAAGTGATTATGAAAATACAATATTAAATGTAGATGATTTAATAAATACTATGATGTTAAAAACAGTATTAAATATTGATAATTCTAATCCAATGCCATCTTTTGCCAAATTAAATGAATTAAGCACTGCAAAGACTGCATTAAATAACGTAATGAAATTTGTAGACTCTACTAAGTAATTATATTATATTATTTTACGTGACAAATGCAACTGTAAAATAATATTTTTGTATTAAACCCTAATCATAACTTCATTGTCTTTATAATATCCCTGATCAATTAATGATTGTGTAAATTCAGATCCACCCCAATTAGTATCCATTGGATTAGGACTGTATAACATGTGTTCTTCTTTACTAATAATTTTGTCTAAAGGTGTAGTTGTACCTAGATAGTATCGTGAAGGATCAAATGCTGGATAAGAATTTTTATTATAAGGTGGGTCATTTCTTGTGGCGTCTACTAATAATGTAGGGTTGGGTGGTGCACGTTGAGTTATATTTACATTCAAAGAATCCTCTTTAATTAAGTTACCAACAGAACTACCAATACTCGGCGCCATATTACCCTGTTCACTTGGGGTTGTTGATAAAATACTAGAAGGAGGTAGACCACCTTTTAAATCAGATACACTAGGTCTTACTTTGTAAACAGAATTTCCTTGTGTATCATATGTTTGCTGTAAATAAAGAACAGGACAACGAATACCATAACTTCTTTGCCAATCTAAAAATTCTGTATAATCTTCTAAATTATCAAATTCTACGGGATTGACTCCTGGCACTTGTTTAATTTTTGAATTATATAGATAAAATCTAGAACCTTTTTGAATAAGTAAATTAGGACATCTTACTTCATTATTATTATTATTTGTTAATCCTTCATTATATTTAGGGTCACTTGTTTTTGCGTAAAAATATAATCCTATTAAAAATACTATTATAAATAATAATGTCAATAACGTCATATAATATATATATATAAATTTATATATATATTATTTATATTTTCTATTTGTATATTATAACACTAATTAAGTTAAATATTAAATGATTGTTTTACATATTGATCCTACAACAGAAAATACCGATTCTTTGAATAAATATTTGAATACAGAGAAAAATATTTTTGTATTATTTTATTTGGAAGGTTGTGGTCCATGTAATGCTACCAGACCAGAATGGGAAAAATTAGAAAATGTGTTATCGGATAAATACGATGATAATGTTATCATTGCAGATGTTGATCAATCCCTTATGAAAGAATTTAAAAATTTAAATATTGAACCAAATGGTTTTCCAGCCATATATCACATAACTAATAAAGGAAAAACGTACACAGATTATGAAGATTCTGATATTAACAACAAAGATAGAACTATTGACTCCTTTGTAGAATGGATTGATTCTACAATATCTCCAAATGAAATGCGCGGGGGTAAATGGACACTAAAATATAAAAGAATGATTAATTGCAAACATCCCAAAGGGTTTTCTCAAAAACAACATTGTAAATATGGAAGAAAAAAAATAAATTTATTTAAAAGAAAAACTAAGAAATTGAAATCAAGTAAAAAACGTAAGACACACAAAAGAAAATAATTTTCCAAAAATTTACACATAATTTTCCTTTGCATAACCAATAACTGCGCATGCAATTCTTTTTCCTGCGTGTCCAGTTGTCAAACTATCTGTCTCATTACCCAACCCACAGTCATCCGGTTCTGCGTGAATTATCAATCCACGACCAATAATATTAGATTTTGTTCCACGTAATTTTATACAATCGTCTACCATAGTATAATTCGCTTCTCCTTTTGAGTTAGTTTTAAGATTACCCAAATCTCCAACGTGTCTTTCTTTCATACCTGGACAACCATGTGTCTTGTTATAAGGATTAAAATGTGCACACATACTAGTACATTGATCCGTTAAATCTCCAGCTTCATGAATATGAAACCCATGCAAACTATTTTTATTAAGTCCATTAATATGGATACGAATAATTACATTGTGATTATCTAAATCTTCTACAAAATGAACAACACCTTTTATTTTATCTGAATTAAAAACTGCTACCGCTATAATTGGTTTACCACTCATATATTATAAATAAACTATTTATTTATAATATTTTAGTCTAAATAAAATAAAAATGAAAAGGATAAAATGAGATAAAATTATGATACAATATATATTAAATAAAATGGAACACATTTTCAGAGTTTTTGATTTCAATGTTTACAATCAAACAGAATGTGCAAACAGTGATTCAGGAAGTGATGTTAACAAACCAAAAACGGATTCATCTGAGTTTATTATTCAAATGTTTGGATTAAATGAACGAGGTGAAACATGTTCAATACGTGTAGAAGAGTTTAAACCATTCTTTTATCTTATGGTAAATGATAAATGGAACACTGTAACGAAAAATAACTTTCTCACATTTATCAAAAAAAAGATTGGAAAATATTATGAAAATTCTATTACCGAATGTTTAATTATTAAACGTAAAAAATTATATGGTTTTGACGGAGGAAAAGAACATAAATTTATCAAATTAGAATTTAAAAATATGAATGTTTATAATAAAGTCAAAAATTTATGGTATACTGATTATAACAAAGGTCACAAACTATTTAAAGATGGATTATCTTTTGAAAATACAAATATAAAATTGTACGAAGCAAATATTCCACCATTACTTCGTTTATTTCATATCCGTGATATTAGTCCATCTGGTTGGATAGCAATGCCAAAAAATAAAACTATTGAACTTACTTCTGATAGTAAGCAAACAACATGTAATTATGAATACATTGTAAATTATAAACATATTATTGCATTAAATGATAAGGAAACTCGGGTTCCTTATAAAATAATGAGTTTTGATATAGAAGCCAGTAGTAGTCATGGAGATTTTCCGGTTCCTATAAAATCCTACAAAAAATTAGCAACCAATATTATTGAATATTTTGAAACTCTTAAAATGGATATAACAAAAGAACTATGTAAAAATATATTGCAACGAATTATATTGACTGCTTTTGGATATGAAAATATGAACAACATAGATTTAGTATATCCAAAAAATGTACCAAAAACAAAAGAAGATGTAGAAAATATGTGTGAAAAATGGTTGGAAACTAGTGTACGTACAGTAAATAAAAACACTAATACAAATACAGAGTCTCTAACTATTGAAGAAATGTTTGAAAAAATGAATCATTTGGAGGAAGGCGAAGATGAATATGAATATAATCATAAGAAACATATTAAACAATACAATGACGTCAAAGCTACTATTGTAGATATTTTATGTGATAAAAATTATGAACGCGAAGGCAAACTATTTGAATTGAACAATTCTTTAAATATTAATTTTCCAAAATTAGAAGGTGATAAGGTAACATTTATTGGTTCCACATTTATGAATTATGGAGATAAAGAACCATATAAAAATCATTGTATTGTTTTAAATAGTTGTTCTAATATTCCAATTCAAAACAGTATAGTTGAAAGTTATGATACAGAACGCGAAGTATTATTAGCTTGGCAAAAACTGATTCAAAAAGAAAATCCAGATATTGTTATTGGTTATAATATATTTGGGTTTGATTATGAGTTCATGTTTAGGCGCGCGGAAGAAACTGGTTGTGTAAATGAATTTTTAAAATTATCACGAAACAATGATGAAGTTTGTGGTACAAAAGACAAAGAAACCAATAGAATAAAAATTGAAGAAAGCACTATACAAATTGCTAGTGGGCAACATGATTTAAAATTTATCAAGATGAATGGTCGGTTGCAAGTAGATTTATATAATTTCTTCCGACGAGAAGAAAATTTAACTTCGTATAAATTGGACTATGTCGCAGGTCATTTTATAGGTGATTATATTAAAAGTTTTGAACATACTGGTTTTAAAACAGAAATTAAAACTACCAATTTAACCGGATTATTAGAAGGAAGTTTTATTCACTTAGAAGAAATTGGACATTCTGTTGATTATTATGAGGATGGTGCAAAATTCAAAGTAACTTCTATAAATAAAGAAGAATCTAAATTTAAAATTGATGGACTCATTAACCCAGATATGAATAAAAAGGTTCGTTGGTGTTTAGCAAAAGATGATGTAACACCAAAAGATATTTTTAGAATGACAAACGGAACTGCCGATGACAGATCAGTCATTGCAAAATACTGTATTCAAGATTGTAACTTAGTTCATTATTTATTCAACAAAGTAGATGTTTTAACTGGTTTTATAGAGATGGCTAAAATTTGTAGTGTACCAATCAACTTTTTGGTAATGCGAGGTCAAGGAATAAAACTTACCAGTTATGTTGCAAAGAAATGTCGGGAAAAACGTACATTAATTCCTGTTATTGAAAAAGGAGATTTAGATGAAGGGTATGAAGGTGCAATTGTCTTAGATCCCAAATGTGATTTATATTTGGACAATCCAGTTGCATGTGTAGATTATGCATCTTTATATCCGAGCTCCATGATTAGTGAAAATCTTTCACATGATAGTAAAGTTTGGACGCATGAATATGATCTATCTGGAAATTTAATAGAAGAATGGGGTGAAAAAGATGATGACGGAAAGTTTATATATGATAATTTACCTGGTTATGAATATGTAAATATAACATACGACACATTCAAATATATACGTAAAACGCCAAAATCTGCCGCTGAAAAAGTGAAATCAGGAACAAAAATATGTAGATTCGCACAATTCCCAGAAGGAAAAGCTATTATGCCTTCTATTCTAGAAGAACTATTGATTGCTAGAAAATCAACCCGTAAATTAATACCACAACAAAATGATGAGTTCATGAAGAATGTATTGGACAAAAGACAATTAGGGTATAAAGTAACTGCAAATTCATTGTATGGTCAATGTGGTGCTAAAACAAGTACATTTTATGAAAAAGACATTGCGGCTTGTACTACTGCAACAGGTAGACTTTTATTAACATATGCTAAAAAAATTATAGAAGAATGTTATGGAGATGCGATTTGTAATACAAAAGATCACGGTCCGGTTTTAACAAAAGCCGAATATATATATGGCGACAGTGTTGCAAATTACACACCTGTTTATGTAAAACATAATGGAATAATTGATATTGTTACAATTGAAAATTTAGCTGAAAAATATGGTAATAATAAATGGGTTACTTGTACAGAACCTGGAAAACAAGAAAAAGAGTTTTGTGAATTAGAAGGTATTGAAACATGGAGTGATAAAGGTTGGACAACACTACATCGCGTTATAAGACATAGTCTAGCTCCTCATAAAAAAATGGTAAGGATTTCTACTGATCAAGGGTTAGTAGATGTTACAGACGATCATTCCTTATTAGATATTTTTGCTAATCCTATTACACCAAATGATCTTACAGTTGGAACTCCTCTTCTACATAATTGTTTAAATGATATTTGTATTGATAATCCATACATACAAAATAATTCTATTTATATTTATCATTGTCAAGATATTATTAATGCTGCAAAATATATTAATTATTTAAATAGTAAAAATCATTTTGAATATCATATTACAGCAGAAAAAGATAATTCTGTAATAATAATACTTGACAAGTTGAAAAAAAGTAGTAAAAATATTACAAAAATGCAAGAAATACAATATGAAGGATATGTATATGATTTAACAACCGAAAATCACCATTTTGCTGCTGGAATAGGAAACATAATTGTTCACAATACGGACTCGGTATTCTTCACATTTAATTTACAGACTCCAGAAGGTAAACCTATTCGTGGTAAAGAAGCATTAGAAATTACTATTGAATTGGCGCAAGAGGCAGGACATTTAGCATCTAGTTTACTAAAAGGTCCACATGATTTAGAATATGAAAAAACCTTCATGCCATTTTGTTTGCTATCCAAGAAAAGATACGTGGGCATGCTTTATGAAACAGATCCTAATAAGTGTAAACGTAAAGAAATGGGTATTGTATTAAAAAGACGAGATAATGCTCCTATAGTAAAAGATATTTATGGTGGTATAATAGATATTTTAATGAAAGAACAAAACATTAGTAGAGCAATAGAATTTTTACAAACATCATTACAAAATATAGTAGATGAAAAATATCCTATGGATAAATTAATTATCACAAAATCATTACGTTCAGGTTATAAAAATCCACAATCAATCGCCCACAAAGTACTAGCAGATAGAATAACAGCTAGAGACCCTGGTAATAAGCCTGGATCAGGAGATAGAATTCCATTTGTCTATATAAATACAAATAATAAAAAAGCTTTACAAGGAGATAAAATTGAAACCCCTAATTACATTAAAGAACAAGGGTTAAAAATTGACTATTCGTTTTATATAACAAATCAAATAATGAAACCTGTACAACAAGTATTTGCACTTGTTCTTGAGAAAATTTGGGAGTTACAAAAGAAAAAAATAACAAAACTATCTTTGTATAAAAAAGAAGTAGAATCTATTAAGAAAAAATATAAAGGTGAACCTGATAAGTGTCTATGTAAAATTGAAGATTTAAGAAATAAGGAAATAAAAACCTTATTATTTGATAAATATTTGAGGGAAACAAATAATGAAAAACAAGGTGTAACAAGTATTACTAAATTCTTTATGTTAACAAAAAAAATATAACATTGTAAAATTATATAAAATACAAATAATGGCTTATATAATTTAATTTAATTAGATTAATTAGTAAAATAAGAAACTATGGTATAAAACATTTTTCTTACACTAAATAAATTATCGTCATGTAATTCTTTTTTATCATCATCGGAAGTGCTACTTGTAACACTAGTATTGTCACTATTTATTTCATCATCGCGATCAAGAATATAGTGATCAATTTTAAAATTATTATTATTATTACGTAAATATAAATAATATTCATATAAATCTGGTTGAAAAACTACATATTCTTCAAAACCTTTTGCTTGATACCAGTCTAATATGAATTTTTCTTTTTCTAATTTGCACAAAATAGATCGTATACTTCTTTTATGATTTTTAGATATTTCTTGAATAGACAAATTTAATAATTCATATTCTCTTTGTAATTGAATGATCTCATTTATAGTCCATTTTTTATAATGTCTTGGATATTCTTCCATTATATATGAATTACAACGTAAAACCTTTATATCTTTTGAAATAAATCATTTTTATCTTCGTGGTTCTCTCCTTCTATTTAATGGATATAATAATGTCAATAAAGAAGTATTGTCTATAACATTATCTGTATTATTTCCTGACAAATCTAAATAAGTTTCATTAAATAAATTTTCTAATATATTATTCAATGACGGATTAATATTCCCTCTTGTTTGTGAAGTAAATCTACTTGTATTGTTTACATTAATATTATTATTATTAGTATTTGTGTTATTATTAGTATTTGTGTTATTATTAGTTGTGGTGTTAATTTCATTTTCTTCATCACTTATACTTTCTTCTTCTGTAGTACTTATATTTGCATTATTTGTATTAACCCTATAATCTCGTATATCATATCTACAAACAGGACATTTACAGTTACTATCAAACCATGACATTAAACTATTTGTATTAAATATATGTCTACAGTGTCTTATCATAGTAACATTGGATGTATCTGTAAAAGTTTCCAATGAAATAGGACAACTATTATTAATCGGATCTAGAATATCTCCATAAACTATATTCCTAGTAGCATTTTGAATTTGTACTTGTGTTGGAGATATATTTACTGGTTCTAAAAAAGAATGTAAAATTCTTGAAAATTGATTTGTGAAATTTGGATTTGAAAAATTATTACGATTACTAGAATTTCTCTCTGTGTTTGAAGTTGGTAATGTAAATAATTGCATATTATCTAAATAGTATGGTATATTATCAATAAACATTCTTCGTTGATTAGTGTAACTATTTGTATTATTTATATTGACGTTATTACTGTGTCTATGTCTATTAGAAGTAGAATTATTATTTCTTCTCCTATTATTCATAATACTCATTAATGTACCAATAATTTCATCATTATGATCCATTAAATGGTGTATAATTCTTAAATTGTCATTATAAATAGAATTCAAAATATTAATAAATAAAATATCAGAGTTACTCAAATCATTGAATGTATTACTTGCCATATTATAATATATAGGAAAATATTATTTTAAATATTAACTTTAAAATAAGTTTAAATATATAACAATATTTTTAAAGTAAAGTTAAATGAGTGAACAAACAATTGAAAATTATAATAATTACAAAAATAAAGGCTTGAGTGGTTTAGCTAATTTAGGAAATACTTGTTTTATTAATTCATGTATGCAAATCTTATCTCACACATATGAATTAAATGAGTTATTAAATAATGAAATAGTTTTAAAAAAAATTCAAGTAAAATACGATTCAGCTACCTTAGTGGAATGGAACGCTTTAAGAAAAATGTTATGGGATACTAATTGTATAGTAAGTCCTAATAAGTTTATCAAAACTATTCAAGCAATCGCTCAAATGAAATCTATTTATAATTTTGCAGGTTTTGAGCAGAATGATGTGGCAGAGTTTATTTTATTTTTGATAGATTGTTTTCATAACTCATTGGCGAGAGAAATAAAAATGCATATATCAGGAACTCCCGAAAATGAAACTGATCAATTAGCTATTAAATGTTTTAATATGATACAAAAAATGTATACAAAAGAATATTCAGAAATATGGAATATTTTTTATGCAGTTCATGTTTCCGAAATAATATGTATAGATACAGGTAAAGTAATACGTCAAAATCCTGAACCTTATTTTATGATTGATTTACCTATTCCATTAGGTAATACAACCCCAACTTTAATAGATTGTTTAAACTTATACATTGAAGGCGAAGAGTTAAAGAATGAAAATGCGTGGTTAAATGATGAAACAAAAGAATTGATGAATATTAGAAAAAAAATATCTTTTTGGTCATTTCCAAATATTTTAGTAATAGATTTTAAAAGATTCAATTCCAAAAATCAAAAGAATCAAATTTTCATTGATTTTCCATTGGATAATTTAGATTTGTCTAATTACGTGATAGGTTACAAAAAAAAATCATATGTATATGAGTTGTATGGTATATGTAATCATAGTGGTACAGTTTTTGGCGGCCATTATACCAGTTATGTAAAAAACGCAAATGGGAAATGGTATCATTACAATGATACAAGTGTAGTAGAGGTGTCATCAGTAGAAGCAATGGTTTCGGCAAAAGCGTATGTTCTATTTTATAGAAAAAAATTTTAATTACTCATATTATATACTCTATATATAATATATATTATGGAAGTAAATACTACATCAACTGCAGATCCACTGAATATGTATAATTATTTAAATAACTTAGTTTTGAATCCAGTAATTTTCATTATATTAATATTAATAATAATACTTTATTTAATATTCTTTTCATCTTTAGGAAATACTAATGAACAATTTGTTTCAGAACCAACTAATAACACGCAAAGCTTTTTAGGTTTTTTCATAATAATTGTGGTAATTATTTTTATTCTAGTAAATAGTTTTCAATATTTTTTTGGAATAAGTGCAACCGCTTATTTAAAAAACTTGTTTACAAATCAACCACATGTTGATATAGTTGTAAATCAAAAAGCCAAAATAGATGAAAAAAATGAACAATTAAAAAAAGAACTTCACAAAAAAAAATTTAGAAAACAAGTGTTTAATATTCCAGGTAATCATTACACATATGATGATGCAAAAGCAGTATGTAAATCCTTCAATGCTGAATTAGCCAGTTATCAACAAATAGAATCATCATACAAACATGGTGGCGAATGGTGTAATTATGGATGGTCTGATGGTCAAATGGCATTATTTCCAACACAACAAAATACTTATAATAATTTACAAAATATTAAAGATCATGAACACGATTGTGGACGTCCTGGTATTAATGGTGGTTATATTGCAAATCCAGATATTAAATTTGGTGTAAATTGTTATGGAATTAAACCACCTATGACGCAAGATGAAGAAGAATTAATGAAAATTGCATCTCCATATCCTAGAACAATAAAAGACATTGAGTTTCAAAAAAAAGTGGATCATTGGAAAAGTAATTTAAAAGATATATCAGTGTCTCCGTTTAATTACAAAATGTGGGAAGAAGTATAACTTTATGAGTGATCCATTAAAATAACTGTTTTTACTAGTAAAAATTGAATATTATAAAAAAATAAAGATAATAAAAATATTATTAAAATAAATTTACTATTAAATAATGAATAAATATTATTAAAAATTGTTCTAATAGTATTGCTCGTAATATCATATTCATCTAATGGTTTAGACTCATTTTTTGTCATTAATATTAAGCAAATTGGACATTTATGATTTTTAATATACCATATATCTAAACAATAATAGTGGATCCAACCATCACATAAGCATGCCTTTATATAGAGATCATTACGTAATTTTATACAGTCCGTTTCCGTTTTATCTTTAATTTCTAAACAAATCAAACAATCATTATCTTTTTCTTCAATGGAATCTTCGGAATCTTTGAAATTATTTAATTCATCTAAATCTTCTAATTTTTCAAAATAATGATTAGTTGTGTGAAAATACATATTGATTTATATAATTTATATAAATTATATAAATTATAGTTTTACTTTGATTAATTTACTTTGTTTTTCTTCTATTTTTTTTGGAAATACTGTTTTTATTTTTTGTGGATGAAAAAATGTGAAGATTTTTCTTAGTAACAGATTTTTTATTTGAAATATTACTTTTTATTTCATTTTCATCTGCTCTCGCCATATTCACTAATTTATCATGTATTGTGTCTTCTATAATATCATCTTCTTTTTCGTCAGTATTATGTTGATATTTTAAATTATTATCGCCACCTTCATATACAACACCATTTTTATAATTATAAGAGAGAGTCCAGTTAGGTACAACTAAATTATTGAATAAATCAGAAACTTTATTGATAGAACTTCCGCCCGATTGTATTGAATTAATATTATTATGATTTAATGTTAAAATTGGCGACAAACCATTTTTCATCATTATTGAATTTACACTGAAACCACTACTATGGATTTCACCGTCATTATTATAAATTAATTCATCAGGACCAATATAATTCATATTATTCATATA